ATGCCACGCAACTATTGTCCAACTGACATGCGACTCAGTATCGACGCTTATCGTATCAACAACTTTGATACCTACACCTCCGGTTTCACAACCTCTCCCGTTTCATGGCTTGCTGATCAATACACTCGATTCCTTGCCAATCCCCACTTGTTCATTCGCTTTGAAGCTTTGAACGTGGCTTCAGTTTTTGCACCTCTTTTTTCAAATTCTGAATTATCAGCTAGATCCTTTGCTGAGGCTCGCTTTGAGCTCTTGTTCCGTTTTGGTTTTGATAACTCTTTACGGTACATCGTGGATCTCGCTGACAATTCGCTTTTTGCAGAAGCTGTCGATTCTTTCTTCCGTCTCCGACCTGATCAAACTCCTCTCCATCGAGGTCGTGTCGCCCCCTTAGCTCCGCCCATAGATCTTTCTTCTCTTTTTTCTTTTGACGCGGTTTTCGGTGACTCATATGACATTGATCATCTTTTCCTTGACGGTTATGAAGGCGGTGCAGGTCCTGAACCTGCCGGCCTTAAAGGGGACGTCGCCCCTGGAGCTGAGATTGTTGACCCTCTTTCCTATCGACCTAAAGTTCTCAAGAACCATTTTATCTCCAAAAATCCTCTTACAAAGAGGTTGGATCGATCTTTGGCTTGCTATGAACTTTTTACGCCGGGTGATGGCTACTGCTTGTTCCATGCAATTTTGAATGCAGTGCCTAATTTTGGTTATCCAAAATACCTCGCCAAGCTCTCCGCCGACAACCGAAGACACGAAGCTACTGAGCTCGTAATTATTCCTCTCTTGTCCGCCTTTGCCAGTTCTAAAGATGTTCTGGATATGGCCGACACCCTTCCCAACGGTCCTGTTGTCCGGAAGGCCCTTGATGAGTTACGTCTTGATATGGTCCGCCAGACCGCTCAAGTGCTGAAAAACCGAACACCCGGTTATAAACGTATACGCATCCAAGGCCCTGGTCACAAATCAGGATATTTTGCTAATCTTTTCGCCAAGTTCCTTGGGCTTAATCTGCCTGTAGTTACCGATCGCAAATTTCTTGCCGTTGATTGGAAGAATGAAATGGAGCGTAACCTGGCCCCTGGTTTCGAACACTGGGGAATCCTGTCAATTCCTGGACATTTTATAACTCTTGTCCATAAGCTCCATGCTAAAGAAGACTTCGACGACGCGATGGCTGATATGGCTGCCTTTTTACAGCCTCAGCTTGATGTCATTGACGTCCACTTTAAGGAATACTTTCGTATGTCCCTTGAACGGATTGAGCCTAAACTGGTCACTGAACCTCTCCCTTTGCCTCTCGTCCTTGTCGACGAAGATTTGCCCAATCAAAGGGTTGAGCCAGAAACGACCATCGAGATGTCGACTATCGGTCCATCTCCCACGCAGAGATTTGATGAAGAAGCTCTCTCCGTGATTCGCGAGACTAAAGTTGATGATTCGGTCACTAAAAGTGATGTTCCAACCCCTGTCTCCTCTAAACTGGTACTTGCCGCCAAAGAAACCAAGGGCATGTGTGTGAGCGAAAAAGGTCTCCCGATTCAGGCTCCTGCCCCCCGCGTGATAGCGGCACTTCAGACCTCTGTCGCGAAGGACTCTAAATACAAGCCTAAATCTTGTATTACGGTCTCTCGTAGAGGAATTGTGCACGGTGAGTATTCTCACAATTTCAAGGATTTCCCCGCTGAGGTTGTCAAACAACTGAACATGGAAAACACCGGATTGTTTGAAGAACCTCATTTTTACTGTCACCCCGGACTTCGGTCTTTTGCTGATATTTTAAACATTGCTCTTCTTGTCGCCGCCTTCAACCTCGACGCTGCTTATGTCATCGTCGAACACGCCGCCAAATATCACAAAGTCCTTGCCTGGTTATCTGATGAATTGAAAAAACGTTATCGTTGCACGAGACCGAAACTTGATCGTAAAGATCACGAATATCATGGCAAATACAAAGCTCCACAATGTATGACCCTGGACCTCTACTCCCCTTCCAAACCTCCTGAGATTGACGTGCTGCACGACGTCATCTACTATGAATCCGTTTGGGCCCGCATGTCTGAAGCCGTCATTGGCTACCAATGCTTCTTTTCTGCCGTTATTTACCCTTTTTTACAGGGTACTTATTATTATTACGGAGAAGAAGGATATGTCCTCATTGCGCCGCTCGCTGGATCTCAAGAAGGAGATGTCCACTCGTACCCTCGGGGCAATGTCCCCGGCTATCACCACGGTTTGCTCAACCTTTCGCATAACAACGTGGTTTCTATTAAGATTTCTAGGAGTAAATATTTTGTTGTCACTCCTTTCAAGTCTTTTCAACTCGGACCTTCCATTCATCATTCCGCTTTTCATGGAATTATGTCCGACACACCTACGGGCGAAGTGCGTGACTCTCTGTTTGTAAAACCGATCCCGCAGACTGTTGACCTTATAAATCCTGATGGCAACATCCGATTTGATGGTGTTTCTGCGGGCCGACCTTTGACATCCGACTCTTCTAACGATGCTACTTTCGAAAGAAAGGTGGTGCGTTATGATGAGCGGATTACCAAAGCTCTCGTTTCCAGAGTCAAATGGCATTTCCAAAGCCCGAGCGAAAACCGTAAGAGCGTAGAATCTTTTATAAAGATTGTCTCTGATAAATTGGATTGCATTCCTGAGAACAATGACCCAGTCATCATCACTGAGAATTTTACCCTCAGTGGATCACGGATGACTGATGCATCTAAGTTCCTTCAGAAGGCCATGCTCAACCCGGGTTTTCTCGACGTCGATATGACCGGTGTTAGTTTCGGACCTAAGGCTCAGCTGAAAAAATTAATTTACGTCACTATCTTTCTTATAGCCCTGGTCTGTTCCTTCATCTATTTCTCCGGCAGAGCCGTTGAGATTCTCGTCATGTTCGACGTTTTCATCGTTGCTTTCTGGGCCCCGCTTTTGAAGATCTTTTTGGTCTTGTGGTCCGGTTACGCACTGGTCATCCTCCGACGAATTTTCTCTGGTCAAACTGGACATATTGCATCGCGGTGGAAGGATTTGACAATGACGGTTAGTAGTCCTGGCATCTTTTTTGTCAGGAAAGTTTCTCTATACTGCATTGACATCCTTCTTTACCCCTTTGTTTTAATCCACCGGATTATACGTCGTTGCGGCCATCGCGGCATTGTAGGTCTTGATAATACAAGTGACTTCAGCAGTGATCTTTCTATCATTTCTGATTCCATGACCTCTAGTTTGCTGCCAGGCAAAGTCGATACCCCAATTCAGCGTCATCATCGCCGACTTGGTGGAGGGTTGCCAGCCCGTAAAAAATCGACTAAAGGAGGCAGGGCCTCCAGAGCCAGGCGGAATGTCAAACGTTCCTCCCCTTTTTATAGGGTCCTGCTATGGCTCACTGGGGTTTTAGCCGCCGCCTATACCTTCCGGTTAAGGTATCAGAGATCGGTGACTTCCCCTCTGCTCGCTGACTCGGATCACGATATTATTGATGCCGTTCATTTCAACCGTGACACTTGTTGCCAGATGTTGCACATTCCTGGTAACGACACTGTCGAAACTGAACAACTCGTGATTCCTGGTGATTGTACTTGCCAACCCGGCTATCGTAAAGTGATCAGTTCTCCAACACCTATTCATTTTGGCACTTGTGCTAAAAATGGTCTTGCCGGACTTTTTGCTAGACAATTCAACACCCCTTTGTCTCCGAGCCCCTACATGGCTTCCCTCTTTTCTATTTTCACTTGTGGATATTTTGATTCCCGTGAAGAGGTGATTTTAAGAGCCATTGATAAGCTTACGGCCGCTGAATGTTCCTTCGAGCAGTTCCTTGCTGATTCCGAACCCTCTAAGAGGGCCATCTATGAAAAAGGGTGGAAGTTTTTCCTGGAAAAAGGTTTTATACCTATGAACTTCCAAGCTTTTTCGAAATCGAACGAATTGCACTATGACAAGCCGTCCAAAGTCCGACCTCGCCAACTTTTCAATCCATCCGACTCCCTAAAAGCCGTTGGCGGATACGTTGCTCGATTGATGATTAAAGTGATGAAGAAAGTGGAACCTGGTTTCATTTCCGGCTATTCTGAAAAGAATCTTGCCAGACGCTTCCTCAAACTTTGCCATCAGAAAGGCATCGATCCCACCTCTGCACGGTTCTATTCTTATGATGGATCCAGCCACGATGCTCATCAGCATAGGGCTTTGATCGCCGCGGTCGACCATGAGTTCATGAATCGGTATTTAAAAACCATCATGCTGAAAACCGATATTCCCATCGAACTCTTTGACGTGGTCCTCAAGTGTCTTACGAGTGACAAGATCAGATTTTATAATACTTCTGGCACCGTAGGTTTCATGAGAGGGTCTGTTATCTCCGGCCACCCCACCCTTACCACCTTATTCAACACAGAACGCACTATTCTATACAACAGATTCGTACATTCGCTGATCGCTCCTAGTGCCAACTCTCTCATCCTTGCTTCTGGAGATGATCTCTTCGCTTATTTGGATGTAGAACCTTCTGTTGTTGCTCTTATTCCTGGCATTTTGGGTGGTGATGCTGGAGCCCTTGGACTTGGACAGAAAGCCAAAGATTTCAAGATCGGCTCTCCTGCTGAGCACACTTTCCTTTCCAAGAAGTTTTACACCGACGTCGCCAGATGCGAGATGTATCGCTTGAATGAGCGATTAGCTAAAGCCGGCGTCGCCAAGGAGATCGGTTCTCCTTTATCAAATTCCGAACATCGCCTTATGCAATATCTTTGCATGGTAGGATTACCTAACGAACAGGCCTTCTGGCTGAATCGTTGGCTAACCCGGCCTCTTGCCGCATTCTTGGGCTCTAAGGCGCTTAACATGGTCACTTTCGACTGGGCTCTAAAATATCGTTATCTGGAGAGTCAACAGGAAGGTTTCCTTTCATCTGAGATCAATTTTTATGATTCAGAAGTACCAGAAGCCGAAGCTCGCTTCTATTTGTAAAATATAAAAGTTTAATACACGTCTACGGACCTTGGCAAAGGCTTTGATTCAATAAATTATTAAAATAAAACAAAATAAATAAATTATCCTCATCCCCTTGGTAATGCTAACTAGCTCAAATCTCCTTTCTCGTTCTGACGACTGCTCGTTTCT